TAAAAAATCTTCTTGTGTTATTATTTTTGGCATTTATATATCCTCTTTAATTTGAGAATAACTATAACACGAAAATATTTTATATCAACGCTTTTAATAATATAAATTAAACGCTTTTAATAATATAAAACAATAGCACATAAAAAAGCCCTCCGGAGAGGGCTTTAATTTAAGCTAAGTTGTTGATTTAACTAACCTTATGCTCCAGCCGACCCAAATACAGCCAAACTGTCGGACCACCCAAACGAGTACCGCTCACGACTTCTGTATCTAACATTGCCCGTTTCAAAGTCACCTTGCATGTCATTACTGATTGGTGCTCTAATAAAGTGTTTTAGACCGTTAGGAACATCAGTGGTTAAGAACCAAGCATTGGAATCAGTCAAGAAATGGTTAACAGTATAACCACCAGGAACTACGCCATTTGATTTGATAGCGTTGATATCATTATCAGCAGTGCCAACTCTAGCTTCAGTTTCCAACAAGCGGGTTGCAACGAATTGCAATGCGGGTGGAAGAACCAGTTTCTTAGGTTTAGCAGCCAATAACAAACCACGTTCATCTGTCCAACCAGCAATTTGGATAACAGCTGCTTCCAAAGAAGTTTCGTTTAAATCCGCAGCAGTAGTTGGTTGGTTGCTGTTAGTGCCGCCAGAAACCAAAGGATGAGCGCCAGAGAACAACGCTTGACCATCGCCACCAGCATAAGCAGCGTTAAAACCATTGTTCAACACTGAAGCCGCTTTTACTTGCTTAGTGTAAGACATGGCACGTGCAAGTGCTTTAGTGTAACGAGCAGCCAATGAGTCATACAAGTTATCTTCAATAGCTTCTTGAGTTAAAGAAAAACCCAAAGCGATTGTTTCATGGTTATATCGAGCAGTCCAAGCTTCTTGTGCATTATCATACTGAATGGCAGAGCCTTCAGGTTTGACAGCGGCAGCGGCAAAGCCAGACAGTTTTGTTTCTTCTTCAAAAGAACGCTCAGATGATTCGATTTCATAAATTTCTTTATGTTCTTCACCGTAACGGTTGTACTCTAAACCGAACAGAGCGTTTAAGCCCGGAAGCAATTCTTTTAATAGTTGCGAACGTGAAATAGCCATATGTTATGCTCCTTAAGCAACGTAATATCTGTGTGAAGCAAAAGTAATTTTTACTAACACTTCAGGGGACTGTACTAAAACCAATGGGTTGGTAGTCAGGATTGTAGCTGAAGACGCAAGAACAGAAAGTGCTTGAGAAGTCGAAGAAGCTACAGTAACAGCTGCTGTTAATACAGAACCTGTAAATTGCAACTGTCCAGCTACTGATTGATATACATCAGTACCGATAGGTAAAACTTGACCAACAGTTAAACCTGATACAGTTAAAGTTGTAGTACCAGTACCACTAACATACGTGGCTGAAGACTGAATTTGAGTTTCAGGAACAACACCCATAACACGAAAATTACCACCAGTTGCAGAAGCACCAACAACACCACCAGCAGAGTTGCCAGTAGTGGTCGAACCAGTAGTAGTGTTACCTGCAAGGTTAGCACCGACTAAAAAGTTAGAACCAGAAGCAATAGTTGCAGTGCCAGCAGCAGTTACAACAGCTGTTTTAAATACCAAATCTGGATCATCAGCAATAACAGCAACAGCATCACCAGACAAAGTGCTGGCAGGCCAGTATTGTGAAAAGCGTTTTTGTTTAGTAACAGGATCAGTGAAAGAGCAACCCAAGAATACACCGATAGTTGGTGTTGCAAGTGTATTTGCTACAAGAGCAACTGAACCACTTACTAAGTTGACAAAGTCACCGTAGAAAATGTTGCTAGTGTACCCATAAGAAATAGGCAATGTACGAGTGGAACCAGCGTAAGGCTGACCTCCAATCAAATTTACGGGTTTGAAGCCGTAGGGTTTATCTATAGTGGGGTATGCCATTTAGGCCTCCAAAAAATTAATTATTAACCTCTACCAAAGGAAGTAGAACTTTTCCTATCATTAAAGATAGGCATTCTAGGATCACTTTCGCGCATTAAATTATTATCAACTGCTTCCGTTTGTGATTGAGCTTGTTTTTGAAAATGCGCATTACGCTGTTCAATAAACTCCACAGGGGTTTTGCAAAGTAATAACCCGCCAATCTCAATGTTATCGCTAAAGCGACTATTTGGATCGACTAACAGTTTAAACTTGGGTTGTTCTGCAACACCGACTGGCTCCCAGCCTTCTCTCAGTTTTGATGAAAGGTTTCGTGGGTCAGACTCGTTCAGTGTAGAAGTACGTATCCATCTATATGCGTAGCCAGGCTGTTTATCAGGTTCTGGTAAAAGCTCTGCTGGTGCCCACTGCTTAGGACGTTCAGTTGTGCTACGTGTAGTTAATTCTCTAGGTGTTTGAGCCATGATTAGGCCTCCAATTTTGTTAGTTCACGGGCGTATTGTTCTGGTGTTAAACCGAACTTCTTTGCTAAAGCGACTTGCGTTGTGGTCAGCGTAATCTTTTTTGAAGATGTGCTTCGCTTCGCAGAGGCGACTACCGTGCTGAGTTTAGATGTACGTTGAGTTTTTTGCTCATCGTTTGAGGTTTCAAATTCTTCGGGGAATCTGCGAGAAACTTCTCGATTGATATGTTTGAAGTATTCGTCAGTACCAACGAACTTCTCCCCATAAGTTTCTAGTAAATCTTCGTGTATGCCTACAGCGAATCTTGACATAGACTTCTTAGTTGGGTCTACATACCACGGATTTTCGGCTACCCATTCCGCTACCTTAGGGTCTAACTGTGCAGCTTGAGGCTGCTTTTTTGGTAACACTTGTACGTTATCGTCGACGTTCTGAACAGTAGGCCTGAAATTATTAGCTTTGTCAAGCTTATTTGTAGCCTTCATTAACTCAGCTTGCGCCTCGATAATCGCATCAGTGTTGCCGTAGTCATAAGCTTCCTTATAATTACGTTTAGCCTTCTCTACTTCCATCTCCGCAGAGGTTTGGTAAGTGCTGATCAGTTCTTTCTCACCTGACTCCAACAGATTCTTCAATCGTTTGTTTTCATCAAGTACGCGTTGAGCGATATTTAAAGCTTCTTCTTGTTCTCGAACCGCTTCTTCTTTTGCTCGTCGTTCGTCATGCCACGCTTTCTTGTATTGCTTGAACTTGGTTTGTACCTTACCGGTATACTCGTCAGAATCATCAGCTTCTTCTAACTCATCAACGACTACTTTTGGTAACGGTGTTTTACCTTTGTCCGCAACCGGTGTGTCATCTTCTATCTCAATTTCATACCCTTCGTCAGCCGATTCAACTTCTGGCGTTTCATCAGGGAACGTGTATTCTTCTTCGTCTACGTAAACCATGTTATATCTCCATTAAGCTCTGGATACACCGCGAGGGTCCAAAACGGTACCTTCTACAGAATCATCGTTAATCAAGCGCATCTCTGTGCCGTGTATTTTTAATCGTGTTCCTGCGTTAGGACGCACTACAATAAAATCCCCAACTTTACACCAAGGACCACTAGGAAACCGATCTTTATCAGCGTAACAGTCAGGCCCCATAGCAACCACGAACAGAACAGTAGCAAGAAGATTTTCATGATGCAGGGTTTCGTTGGCTTTAAGCAATCCGCTCTCATACTCTTTCTCCAATTGGGGCAGTGCGCATAGTATTCGGTAACCAGAAGGGATAGGAAGCTGTGTGGCTTTTTCTTCGTTTGAAGCTTCCATATCCACTGAACCCACGATTTGCGGATTTTTAGGATTAGTTGCTAACAATATTTTACTCATCGTATGTTTCCATTTTGTTGTTTAAAACTGTTATATATTGACGTGCGGTTAATAAACCTCTTATTTCACCGACACCCCGTTGGTACTCAGCGTAGTCTTTTGCTCGACCATCGCTTAAAGAGTTCTGTAGTAACATTATCTTTTCATCTAACTGTTTTGTTAGTATCGCTGCTATTTTGTCCATCGTTTTACAACCTCACACGCTTTTAAACCTATACAATAAAAGAGATATCCAAATACAAAGATAAGCCCGATTGCTTTAAGAGGTAGCAAAACTACCTCTGCGATTAGGGTTCTTATCATTCAGGTTCTTTCTTTTCAGTTTGCTGTACTCGTTGATTGAACGCTTGATCTTTCTGATGTTGCCGATCTTGTGTTTTCATAGCGACATCAACACCCATCTTAGCGGCTGTGGTGTCTTTCTGATCTTGAAGACTCTTCATCTTAAGACCTATGTTCGCACCAGCAACTTCTTGGGTAGCACCAATCTTCTCACGCTCAAGTTCTAACTTAGCCATCTCAAGTTGAATGTCCGCTTGATCTTTAGCCATCTTGCGTTGTAGTTCGCCTTGTTTTAACTGAAGCTCACCTTGTTGCATTTGAATCACAGGATCTTGTTGCTTCGCTTGATTGGCTTGCGCTTCTGCTTCCTGTTGATGCTGTCCGGTTAATTGCTGTGAGGCTTGAGCAGCGAGTTGCGAGATCTGCACTTCAATACTCTCAGGTATAGACACTTCATTGTCGTTATCATCCTCACCATAAGACGGAATGTTAATACCCATAGTTTGCTCAAGTTGCTTACGATACTCGTAACCTAAGTGCTCTGCGATGTGTGCGGACATAGACGCTTGTAGAGCTTGCATTGCTTGTGGGTTTTGTCCGAACGCTTGTTGCAACACCATTTGTATTTTAGGGTCTTGCATCGCCAATGTGTGTACAGCGATATGCGCTTGATGATCCTGATACAAGAACGCTTTTACCGGTTTGTTCTTAAGGATGTTTTGATTCTCAGTCACAGGGTCACGTGGCTTCATATCATCGTCCATCGGGACTAGCTTTTGGTAATTAGGTATGCCTAACACTTCGAGCATTTGTCTATGCAGGACAGGCATATTATAAAGTTGTGGTGCGCCTTGAGCTAATTGTAAGGCCGCTTGATACTGTACGACTCGTTGTGCCATTGTCGAGGCGTTGGGATCTGATACAGGAAGTACGTACACCAAATCATAATCAGTTTTCTTAGCGTGTCTGCTACCTTCGGTTGGGTCATAGTCATACTCATCTGGGCAATAATCTCTGATAATGTCTCGTAACAAGACGAACTCTTGTTTCATTGAGTAATGGATACGCGCTTGTACCGCGCTCATTACCTTTAAGGTTCTTTCTAATACAGCGAGTGTTGTTCCTACAGGCGAGTTGGCTGACATATCAGATACAGCCAAATCAGCGGCGCCTGCGAATGCTTTACCTTCTTCTACAATTGCCGATAGCAATGCCATTAACACTTGACTAGGCTCTTTATAAGGAAGTGGCATGATGTTGTCACGCATCGTACCGGACGGTACGTCAACGTCTCTGAACTCACCGGGAGCTATGGGTGTATCGTCACCCTTTACTCTTAATCCTCTTGTTTTAAAACCGCCTGGAAGATTGCTGAGAGTTCCTGCATCAACCAATTGGCGAAGGATTGAAGTACCAGATTTGGCAAAAGCACCAATAAGATGAACAAGCCCAAGGCAATAAAAGCCAAAACCTGGCACATAACCATAATGTACGAAGTGATTACGTTTTTTACATGATTCATCTTCAGGGTCCCAGTTTCTACGGATTGAAAGAATGGTGTTTGAACCTTTCTCCATGGTGACGATGTAGGGCAGGGCAATACCGGTCAACTCACCTGTGTTTGCATCTTCATGCTCGTACCCTTCAAGGTCTATCTCGACATGCATCTCAAGAAGTTTGTAACGATCATCAGATGTCGCTCTAAAGCCCAACTGTTCAGCGATCTTCTTCTCAACTTCGTCCATGGTGTTGGCAGGTGTACCCAGTTCGATATCTCGGTAGAACCCTTCGTACTGAAGTCGTCTGACTTCGTTCTCTGTTTTGCGCATCACATGCGTTACGCGTTCTGCTGTCTCAAGACTAGACGCACCGTAAGGTACAACCACATCTTCAGCAGGTACGTACATACTGACTTGACGACCTAAGTAAGGGTCGTAATAGACTTTCTTGAAGGCGTTACCTGCAAGACCTAGACCCCACAGCATACGCTCATGCTCTGGGCGATACTCAACCATCACATCGGTTAACTGGTAGTTCATGTCGTCTTGTACACGCTGTGCAGCTTGTTTCTTCTCATCGGTTTCTTTACCGATAATCTGTGTTTTAACAGGGCCGCTGGCAGGGAACGTAGCCGTGATAGTCTCAGCTTGAAACTTTACAACCGCTTCGGTGAGCAGAGGATGTTGAACTGCGCATGCACCTTCCCATGGTTCGGATCGCTCTTCGAGTTTAAGACCGAGAAGTTCTAACCCATCCGTGTACGTCTGAATCCAATCACGTCTTGCGCTAACGTCGTTCTCAAAGTCACTGATCAGATCAGAAGCTAGAGACGCTAACACATTGTCAGGAATCTCTTCTGCTAAGTTAGAAGCAAACTCTTCTTCGTCGAACATTGGTTTGATGACAATCTCTTCATCACCCTGTCGGAGCGTAACCGACTCAGGATCTTCTATCTCAATCTCTAACGGTTCTGCATCAGGATCAACTTGTTCTATACCCTGCGGAGCGGGGTTCATACTTTTTTCAATCATTCGTGTTCCTTATTTGCAGTTAAATACTTGTCGGGTTTTTGTAGAGTTTTGCGGAGTGCGAGTTGGCTTCAACTTCAGGCATACTCATCGCAACGATGGACGCTAAGAACAATAGCATCATAATTTTTATAAAATCGAATGGATCTTCAGCCATGGTCGTCACCTTTAGTAATAAGAGGAGCTGGTTTTACGTCGATAGTCGGGCGCTTCGTCTTCTCGATCTAAGGCTGTACTGATAAACCCGCCTTGTCTAAATCTCATCATCGACATGCTAACGGTATCACAATTGTGCACCAAGATACCGTTAGCAAAATACGTATGGCTATCTTCAACGGTTATATTATAAACCTTTTTCAAGTTTTCTTTTTGCTCTACCAAAAGCACCGCGACATGTTCCATCGCAAAATCTTTTGATACTATAGACTGTGTATATCTCTTTACCACATTGCTCACAATTTGTGGTGCTTGTAGCCAATATTTCAACACGTTTTTTATCATGTACAGCTTTGCTTGCGCATTTGTTTGCGCAATATTTTTGTCTTGTTGGGTTTTTAGATATGAACTTTGTTCCACAAATAATGCAAGTTTTTTCCACTGGAACAACTTTACTATACGATTTAACCCTATCTGGATTTCCAAATATTTTTTTAGCATGCTCAACATGCCATGCGCGACCTTCTTCTGAACCATGCCATTCTGCTGATAAAGGTCTAATTTTTTCAAGATGCTCAAGTCGCTTTTCAGTTTTTCCTCGAATGCTTTTCTCTTCTCTATGCTCTTCCCGATGTTGTTTTGCGGGCATAGCTTGAAGATTGGAGACATCATTGTTGTTTTTGTCACCATCAATATGATGCACATGATAACCTTCAGGTATTTCTCCGTTGTGATGTTCCCATACATCTCTGTGTAAAAACTTTCTCCCTCCAACTTTTTCCCAATAAGGTCTGTCGTTATATTTTTGGTAGGTTGCCCCATTAAATTTAAGTGATAATCTATCTGCTCTAGTAAGTTTTGCTGACATAGTTTTTCCTTGTTTATTGATACTTTAACTATGTTATCCTTTCGGTTTAAGTTTGTCAACTTTTTCCACTCATTGTTTGAATAGATAAGATGCCCACCTGTTCCTTCTAAAACTTCTAAATTATTACCTGTCTGTAGTGTTTCTGTTTTAACTTCACCTGTACAACCGGACGCTAACACCTTTTTTGCGCCAAGGTGCGACCAAACTTCATCACCTACAGCAACATCCTCTATGTTTTTCTCAAATCCGTCTGACATTAATATTTTTGTACCTGCAACAAAACAATAATCGTCGTGTTGTCCAGCGGGAAAAGCCGCAACCTCTTCAATAACCTCATCTGCCCAGCGTGTACTAGGTGCCCAGACTCGTCCTGATGCGAAGATGTCAGATATTGCGTTCAATCTGGAGATCTTATCATTACCACGGGTCGGTGTGAAGTCAGAAACGGAAATACCCATGTGGCGTAGCTCGTAAATCAAAGGCGCACCTGACGCTTTCTTCTCAATGAGTAGCACGTCAGGTTCCCAGTAGCGATACTCGGACAAAACTTTCTCTTTAAGTTGCGGAAACTCTAGTCGATCGCGTTTAGCGTCGAGTAAAATTATATTTGCTCGGTCTATCCCGTTCTCATCGGGAAGATTGAAGATTCCCCACGTGGTACACGCACTGTAATCCGCACGATTGTGTTTTTCAAACGCAGTATCCCACGCTTGTAGGATAAAACTGGTCGGAGGAGGTGTATCTGTCTCCCATTTTTGCCACCAGTCTCGCTTTACAATCGCACCTTCTTCAGAAGTTGGGTTTTGTTGGTACTGCGCTTGCCATTTTGAGACATCGATCGCGTTTCTGGTAGCTTCTAACTCTTCTATAGACCAAAACTCAGGCCACAGAGGTTTGCCGCTAGGCAATATCGCGGGTAGTTCGACCACTTTCCACTTATCGCCTCCACCCTCTAACTCTTTTTGCTTTACCTGTCCACTTAAATCTCGCTTGGACCAGCGAGTTTGTATGAGGATTACGGACCCTCCTGGCTGTAGACGTTGTCTTGGGCCAGATGTGTACCACTCGTAGACCTTATCGTAGATCTCAGGGTTAGATGCGGCTATTGCAGCCTCTTGTTCGCTGTGCGGGTCGTCGATGATGATAATATCCCCACCAATTCCCGTTACTGCGCCTGATACCCCGATCGCAAAGTACGATCCTCCTGCGCTCGTGTTCCAACGACCGGCAGCTTTTGAATCTTGTTGAAGTTCAACACCAGGGAAGATCTCTTGATACGCGGCAGAGCCGACTAAGTTTCTCACCTTACGACCAAAACCTACCGCAAGTTCGGCAGTGTGCGAACATTGGATGATTTTCTTATCAGGGTTCTTACCGAGATACCATGCGGGTAGCAGGTAAGATCCGAATTCAGATTTTGTATGCCTAGGTCCAAGATTGATTATGAGTCGCTTGTTCTCTCCAGAAACCACCTTTTCAAACTCTTGAGCCATGCGAGCGTGATGCCTTCCATAGATGAAGGACGGCCACACTTGTTGCACGAACGCTAAGAAGTTCTGTTGAGCGAACTCTCGTGCTTGTCTGCGTTTGAGTTCTTCGATGAGTGATATGAGTTTTGCACGTTCACTTAAGGGTGCAGACGCGAGTGCTTGTTTGAGCAAGTCTTCATCGATGGTCAGATCGCCTAGTGGGATACTCATTCTTCTTCGTCCACATTAGAATCTTCGTACACACCTTCTTCAATCTCTTCAGAGTAACCGCGCAACTCTTCGTCGGTGATCTCTTGCACGGGTTCGGAATCTTTTTTAGCGTAGTTCTTTAAAAGGACGCTGAGGTCGTTCTCTAGATCAGCCGTCGGCTTATCGGCAACAGAGACTTCGATGCGTGTGGTGAATAATCCGATCTCGGTAACACGTCCGAGTATCTCTAATGCTTTTAAAGACAAGTTGGGTTCACCCTCTTCAGCAGTTTCAAACAGTTTGTTTAAGACGTACTGGCGCATTTTGTTTGCGCTGTTGGGCATTTCGTAATCGTATTCGTTGAGTAAAGCTTCGAGACGTTGTTGAGGGGGTTTTCTAATAGGGAAATGTGAGTCATCGTCAGACAGGAAACTGAAATCGTTTTCGTCTGTTTCAAAATCAACAATTTTGTTAGGTGTTATGTCTATTATGTTTCTCATGTCTCGCTACAGGGCTGTAGATAGTGGGGGTGTTATAGCACGGTTCTGAAAATTTTGCAAAAAATATTTTTTGATTGCGTATTATTTTAGTGACGGGGTGTTCTGTGGAATAACATTACGCTCAATGTGGTAACTGTTTAGTTCGTTTGAAAAAGTGCCGATCGGACGACTAAACTAGTATGTAATAAGCCGGGTACCTTTTGATAAAAAACGGGGTGATGGGGTCGTCTCTTTTGTCCTATACTATATCGAAAAAAACGACAAATCAGAATTAATCCTTATAAATCAATGACTTAGATATCGCGCTAGTCAATCGATAATAAAAAAGGTATACACTTGTATTGCTATTATCATTATCGTTAAGCCTTAAGCTTATATAACTCATTGATATATAAGAAGATATTCTAAATGCTACCTGGATGTTATAACATAGCGTTATGTTAGCAGTACGAGAAGAGCAGTACGAGAAGAGCAGTACGAGAAGAGCAGTACGAGAAGAGCAGTACGAGAAGAGCAGTACGAGAAGAGCAGTACGAGAAGAGCAGTACGAGAAGAGCAGTATGAGAAGAGTAGTACGAGAAGAGCAGTACGAGAAGAGACAACTACAAAACTTATACTATATAGATGGGTGCATAAAATAAATGCTATCAGATTAAAATAAAGTGTTGATTATAACTAAACATATGATAAGCTATGTCCAGGTTAATCGATCCCCGATTAACAGCCTTAACAGTCAGCTACTCTGACAAGGTTTAGTAAAATGAATTACTCATTAACTGCAATCAGCTCAAACTCTAAAACCGGCCCGATACCTACAAGCGTTTCAAACCGCGGAACGTGTCCTGATAGCTGCCCGCTTAAAAGTAACGGTTGCTATGCTGACTCATACTATACAAGTATGCACTGGAACAAGGTTACAAGCGGCGAACGTGGGACAGACTGGAACGGTTTTATACAATCTATTAAAGCATTGCCTAAACGTATCTTATGGAGACACAATGTCTCCGGTGATCTTGTCGGATCAAATGATGCTATTGATGCGCAAGCTTTAAAAGATCTAGTAAAGGCTAATGCTAATAAATCAGGTTTTACCTACACACATTATCCAATGATATCGGGCAACAATATCCAGGCTGTTAAGCATGCTAATGATAACGGATTTACTGTTAACTTATCAGCTAATGATTTAAATCAAGCGGATGATTACAAAGCTTTAAACATTGGACCGGTGGCTGTTATCGTACCGGAACACACTGTAAAGGTAAGCTTTACGCCTAAAGGCAACAAAGTTGTAGTTTGTCCAGCTCAAACAAGCGAAAAGGTTACATGTAGTTCTTGCACGTTATGTCAAAAGGTAGACCGCGATTATATTATTGGCTTTCGTGTCCATGGCACCTATAAGAAGAAAGCGGGTATTGCTTTAGAATTGTAGTTTTTTTATACAGTTGTCAACTTGCGGCATGGTTTTAGGTTGACAACTATTTTTTAGTTTTAATTTGATAGTTACGTACGAAATTGCGTACGCTTTATGCTATTAGAGAAAATCATACGCGTATAGCGTTAATCAAAATTTAAAAGGAAAATAAGACAATGAAAAAATCACACTTCCAGAACGCTGCATTAAATGAGTTTTTTCCAAATTATGAAACAATGAAACAAGAAATGTTTTTATCAGCTGATACGTATAACGGGGTTTTACAGGTTGAATATAACAAACAGTTTTTAACGGATCCCATAGATTTTTATAGCCAACTTGAAAACTTACCCGATAACATAATTATTTATACATGGTTATCTTTTGATGATGAAAAGCTTTATAAAAAGATTGTAAAAGAGTATGGAATTAACAACACATATAATTATTAACAAAGGATAAAATCAAAATGAAAACTAAAATACAATTGACAATCGGCGCTTTAACCATCCTATCCGCTGGATTTTTAGCGGGTAGCTATTATCCTATTAATACAAACTTAGTCGAACTACAGCGCACAAAACAAGGCCTTTTTATCATAACAAACGGTAACCTATACACTGTTAACATGCTTGTTACAGATACAGATAGCTACCAAAAAATGGAACGTATTAAATAAACAAGGCCTTAAGGGTAGCTTAATGCAAATTAAGCTACCCTTTTTTTGTGTCTTAAATTTAAGGTTATCTAATGATTAAAAAAATACTGCTATCTAGCATCCTATTAATACATCCTCTCACAGCTCATGCGACAAGCGACAAAACCCAATGCCTGGCGCGTATAATATACAGTGAGGCACGCGGGGAATCTAAAGAAGGTCAATTGGCTGTTGGTTACGCGTCAATCAATAGGGCAAAGCGGTCTAATAAACATCTATGTAAGATCCGAGGTGTTACAGCTCATGAGCCTGGCGACAAATTAAAACCGTTCTTTTACCAGCTCGCCAGGCTGTCTCTTAATTCCCATAGCACGATAGGCACGGCTGACAGCTGGAACGTAAAGAAAATACCTCATGATCGAGGCAAGAAAGTCAAAAAAATAGGCGCCCATGTGTTTTACATAATGTCTAAACTTTAAAACCTCATGATCTTAACAACATTTATCTATTCATTAAAGCAGGTTAAACTTTAAAACCTCATGCTCCTAGCAAAATTTATCTATTCATTAAAGCAGGTTAAACTTTAAAACCTCATGATTATATCGACAAAATAGATGTCTAATTAGATGTCTTTTATTCGATTCGTGATAGGCACAGCAAAAACCTTATGATCTTAGCGACAAAATAAAACCCCTATTAATGCGAATTAGTAGGGGTTTTTGCGTTATTGTTTCTCCTGATCTCGCTTCATTTTATCTAAAAGAAACTTATTTGCCTCTTCTAAATTCGTGATAGGCACGTAATTTTTAGGTTTTTGACCTTTAATTTTTGCCTTTTCTATACCTCCGGTCAGTGCCAAAACTTCAGCCATAAGTCGTAAATCGAGATTAGTTTGCACTCTATCCGCGATCTTTTTACGCGTAAATTCACCTGTTTTTGTCAAAGATTTTGCCAAAGTTGGGTTCTTTTTATGTCCAGAATTACCCCCATGACGGACACATTTTTGCGTTCTTGAGCTTTTTAATGCGACAAAACCGCACTGTTGTTTAGTTATTAGGTTAGTTCCGAGACATCTTTTCGTCCAACAAAAACCTCCAATCATTCGATAATGATACAAACCGGTCTCCGGATCGTAATTATTTTCCGGCTCTGGCTTCGGTTCTAAATGTGTATTCCCACCACCATAACGCATAAAATTCTCCTAAAAAAGGTCGTTATTTTTGTTTTCCACGCGTCGCATATCTTCTGCTAACACTTCATGTAATAAAATATCCAAATAAACCCTAGTCGAATATCTTCCTATTTGTGCTTTTTCCTTTAATATTTTATAGATTGTTGGTGTTAAAGTTATCTGACGACTAAAATCTTCTGACATGATTTGTACCTTTTTAAGTTATAATTACAATATATAAGAGATATCATAAGAACATTTTGTATATAGTTTGTCAATTATTTTCATATCGTTAAAATATACTTTATCAACATACAAACTGTCCTAAAAATTAAAATATTTGAGGCGGGCACCTAAAAATTACCCTTAAAAAGGCGTTAAACGCCCATTAAAAAAACTGATCTGGGCGGCACTCCACGCCTTGGTGCTCCTGACTTCAACAGGTGTTGTCGTCCCCAAAAAACACCGCCCAAAACTTTCTAACTCCTTACTATGAAAAATAAATTTTAATATGCAATACATTTTTACAAAACCCAAAATTATTATTTTTATTTCCTAATATACTTTTTACTATTTTATTGAGTCTTTGAGGCGGTATAATAATAAAATAAATAAAAATCAGTAACTTACCAACGCCCATAACCATTTTTTTATAGGCGTTAATAAAAGGCGTTGAGGCGGTGAATATTTTTACCTCCCCCAACACCTAAATTTAAATCTCGTCCTCCTCTTTCAAAAACTTTTTAATCCTCTCGATCACCCATTCGTCTTTCTTACCTTCCTTAACCCAAACATAGTGTTTTTTCTCCGGTTTATAAGTTCTGAAATAACGCCCCTTAATCTGCCTAAAACCCATCTCCAACAAAATTGAAGACAACCCTTTCATCCTTGGAACTTCATCACCCAAACCTTCACAGAGTTGATTCAAATAAGTCACATCAATAAAATCCTCCGTGATGCAACCGCAGCGATGTTTATCCAATAAATCCTCCAACACCTGCCGAGGACCACTGATCGCCAATTCACTCATCTCTTCTTTTGCCACTGTAACTGGAGCACGACCAAACGGTTTAAACGAATCAGGGATAACATAATCGGTAAAAAAGCGTGCTATCGCATCTGGGCGTTCCCGTGTTTTCTCAAACAACATGTCAAAATACTCACCACACGCTTCTTCACTGCCACCACACACTTTGTACAACTGCTCTTTCGTCTGTATGTCAGAAAACAACACACAATATCGTCGATCCTCGTCCCCCAGTGGCAAAGCGTCCTTATGATTGGTCAGCATCAAATACGACGTAAAGTTGGGCACAGTCCGGTGATCCTTCCCTTTCTCTTCAATCTGTATCACATTGTTCGAGATCAACGGTTTAATCATGTCGAGAATCTCATACCGATTCGACCCTGCGACCCGTATCTCCTCAACCACATTTAAAACACACCCTGTTGCCCACCCGTTAAAACGCCCTCCAATCGAACTTGCCCCAAGTGACCGTACACCATCCCCCAACAACAACTTCATCAGATCCGCAAAATAAGTCTTACCGGATCCCGGACACCCCTGCAACACGATCGACCAATTCAACTTCTTACCAGGGTTCTGGTAGATGAACACCAACCAGTGCAACAGCAACAACTGTTCTTTCCGATCCGCAATTAACAGATCCAAATGTTTGAGCATCAGATCAATAACTTCCAAACCCCCCACATCACCCACCAAATTCGAACAAGGACGTGCCCCTACGCGACGATAAGTATTCAACATAGACTTACCCTCATACCTAAGTATTTGCGAGCCACCAGCCCAATAAATCGTATCGACCACTGTTTCAATCTTAAACATCACCAGCGCGACATGAGAAGCTTGCATCCCCCCAGAGACGCATTCGTCTTCCCTGTCGTACTTAGCGTTAAACGCCTCCCGCCTTATCCCGTAGTTCAAACCCACATGGTAGAACAATAACTGCGACTCTACGTAGATCCACCCGACCAACCACGACGGCAATTCAATAAGCCCGTCACCACCCCCACTCGAACCAACACTACCCTTAACCGGTGTTAACGCCTTCTTAATCTCTGCGCGTGTTATCCCAACACCCCTACCAAACGAATTAGCTAACTCAGAAGCCAACATGCCACGCAAATCGCTACCCAGTACCATCGCATTCATTCCGAGTATTTTCGTCTTAAACGCGCCATATGAGGCCATATCGTCGATATTTGAAGCCTCTACCAGCAAATCATCAAACAATTCTGACCGAACTGCCACTTCACGACCCAAAACAATCCCAAAACGATCATTAAGCGACCACTTAACAGATGCAAAAGTCCTTATATTCTCTCTTTTCCCAAGACCCGGCCACTTCCTCCGCATCTTGTCTTCATCTTCGTCAAACTTCCCCAACAAAGACCACTCATACCAACGAACAAACCCCGACTCCTCCCCCTTAAACTGGTGGTGCAACGAGCAACCGACCTTGAACCACTCATCATATGACAACCCAAGTGCTGGATATGCGTCCAAAGTCGCATCCACCTCCGCATCACTAATATCTAACGGCTGATCCCTCAGCGCCTCGATTAGCCCCTGAGCCCCATCGTTAGAGAGATCGGCAGCAGGATCGGCCTC